TCGCTGATACTCGCACCGTTATCATATGCACGAACTATATTTTGCAGATTTTCAAACGTTGTAGTTGCCGTATGTAAAAATTTTGTTTTGATTTTACTACGCCGTAATTCCAACGTATCATCAGACAACGGTATTAAAAAATCTGTTTCAAAATCGTGAATGCCTGTTTCATCAGCGTCATCAACAGATAGATTTTTCAATGTTCTATCCAATTTATCGTACAATTTATCAAATTCAACATCACATGGATGTAATAATCCGTGCATATATTTTGAATTTTTATAGTATTTCGGCAACAGATTTTCAATGTTAGTCAATTTTCAACACCCCCAACACTGCAATCTGTGTTTCAGTTATCGGGACATTATTTGTAGATTGATTAACTGTCAAATTCGTATAGTCGGTTACACCATCAGTATTCAAAATAGCCTGTCCTATTTTCGCATAGGATACATAACCCTTTGAAAACGAAATTTTCGTCAAATATTCAGATATATTTTTTTTGATATTCTCTGTGACATTTCCCGTCATTTCGATTTTGCACGAAACATTGATTGCAATTTCTTCCGCTGTACCGACTGTCAAATCCGCTCCGACCGGTTTTAAATCGTCAATGTATTCTTTGACTTTTTTTACCAGTTCCGCAGGAGCTATTTGATTTTCTGTATCAACAATGATAACTTTGACCGTCCCCGGTCCATTCCACAGCGGAATACACTTTGCATCACCTACTCCCGGAACGGATTTTGCCCACGATATATATTGATATTTGTTACCACTTGTAACAGGTCGGGATATGTATTCATTATATCGTTCACGCAGTTGTGTATCTGTTTCGTCATTGCTGCCACCTGTGGTTGCGTGTTCGTTCGTAACCCGTAGCAATCCACTGATTGTAACCGGAAAACGATTAATATAGCCGGCTAAAACATTCCCCTGTGTTCCGGCTGTATCACATATGACCGGTGCTGATGCAGTTCCATCATCACCTATTGTCACCGTATCATTCACCGTAAACATGACATTTCCGGCTGCCACTTTGCTACCGACAGGCAACACTGCACCAGATGTTCCTGTGACCGTTATGTTCCCTGTTGCATACGTTGCCGATTTTCGATACAAACCAAAATGTGCAACGCATTTTTCTAAATATGTGCCACTTGCAGTCGAAACGTGCGATTGTTTTCGTACCGTTTCTAATTGGTCGTATGCGTTGTCAAATTCGACTGCAACAGATTTTTCAATGTCATATGTGTATGTACCTTCGGTTGTATCGTATTGTTCCGGCACTTCTGCCAGAAGACGTTCCGTTATAGATGTTATTGTTTCTGCCATTATAGTGCCTCCTTTAAGTCCGTTGTTCCGTACACTGTTGTAACAGTAAATTCAACTGTTAAATGCGTTCCGTCTACTGTTGCCGAAAAACCGTCCACACTGACAATATCCTTGTTTTTCTCTAAATTATCAGTAATTTCTCGCTGAATTTCTGATAACATATAGTCATGCGTGAATGTTTTACCTACAAATGTGTCTTTAATTCTCGTTCCGTATGATGTTCCGTTATATATCTTGTATCGTCCTTTTTGCGTTCGTAGTACTTTTCCTATCCAACTTCGTAGGCGATCCATACCGACAACCATTTTCGGACGACCGTTTATAATAACAAAATCACCACGTTCAAAATCAAATGCCGGTTCTGTTGTAACATAATCAGCCATCTTGTATCACCCCCAACACAATATAACTGTTATCGTTGTTATACGGTAACAGGACAACTTTCTTGCCGTTGTGAATATATCTTCCTTCGGCATCACGTTCATACAGATTTACAATGCTTACAACGTGATTTTTTGTCAGTTGTATATTGTTACTGCGTGTTATGATTAAATCCGGTAATTGCGTTATTCTGCCGAATACAGGACCATAGGTTTCACCCTTGCTTAAATTCTTCAGCATTTTTGCTAATTCTGTATATCCGTTATTCATATCATAATCGCTCCAAATCTAATTTATTGTAATGCACACCTTGTTTTATACTGTGCTGACTGCTATTTATCAAATACTTTTCATCACCGATAGCGATAACACTTCCGGCTCTGGTATAGCTGTTCAGTTCTTCAATAATTTCACCGGAATATGTTTCGCTTGTATTGTTCAGCTCTGACAACTTGCTTTTTGCCACTTCCTTTGCGTCTTCATTTTCACCGACTTTGATAACTTCTTGCAAAAAACCGAATTGTGCAATGCTGTTTTCATCTTTCAGCGTTGTTAAAACATCTGTATCTGAAATAACCTTTACGCTTGTTTTTCTGTCCTCGATGCTGGTTTTATGCTCAACGTTTCCGATATACTTTATCGAATCTTTCAATTCGGTGTTTGACGATATTCTGAATTGTGGATTTACAACCATATCCGCACAATTATAAATTCTGATGCCGTCAGGAACAAAATCAAAATTATGTACACCGCCACATAGTGTCAGTATGTCAGCAATAACATCTGATACCGCCTTGTCCACATAAATTTGCGTAATCAATAACGGTAATTCCGGTATCATCACAATAGGAATACACAAATCACCGCATATTTTTTTAATGCAGTCGTCAGCACGCATTGCAGTGAATTGATATGTATCACTGGTTTTGTTCAGATACTGTCCCACATCACCGGCAACATATTTATTAACGTAATTATCGCCGTCATCAACTTCGATAATTACACCCCTAAAATCTTCTTGTGTACCGCCGCTATAACGAATTATATCGCCCTCTTGCGGTTTGTACATATTGATGTACTTCATATCACCTGCCTTTGGTACGCTGAAATTAAACAGCGTTGCAAGCGTATCCTTGGTATTTTGCCACGATATATCGCCCACATATGATGATATATCAATATCGTTGCATAACACCGTTAAACCACCATTATGGCGGTCACACTGCATTGGTGTTTGTTTGAATATTGTCGGATGTATGGAAATTTTCTCGTTTGTATCAATAAAATGATATTCTTTTTCATTTTCTGCCGTTGTGCTTCCTGCACCGCCGTAGGTTGGTTCGCTGTCCGAAGTCCATATTGCCTTGATTCGTGCTGAACGGTTTATATCGGCGGCATTTAATGCTGATGTAAATTCATCATTATTTCGCACAACTGTTCTGTCAATAATGAATTCCAATACATTACGATCAAACGGATAGTCGTGATACATATGTTTGCTGTCTGTTTCACTGTCTTTTTTTTCGTCAGCCTTTACGCAATAAATCGTCTTCCCATCATCAAATTCCACTTTGATAAATGTTCCGTCCGGACCGTAGTATGAACCCATTGCTACACAATAGAATTCTTTGTATTTTCGTAGTCCACCATTTGCAGTTGTCGAATTACTGCCCCATAAATAGCTATATCCGCCTGATGATTTATCAGTGTATAACTGATATGCCATATATGCTTTTGTGGCTAAATCCCTGCCGATATTCGGTACTTCTCGTGCCGTCCAAGCGGCAGTCATTCCGCTACTGCTATCCAAATTAAAATGAACAAACGTCAATCCGGACATTGATAACGTTCTGGATCGAACCATATCGGATGAATTGCCTTCAATCGTTGTGATATTGGAACCGTCACACGATGCAACTATACCTACATGATTTGCCCAATCCGAACCATTGTAATTTATTAAAAACAAATCACCTGCTTCGGGATTTTTATTGGTGAAAACCTCACCATGTCCCTGATTTGCATAATGTGCAAAATAACCGGCACTTGCCGTTTTAGGCATTATGTCTGTTGTAATACCTGCTTTATCCGCACACCACGAAACAAATACCGCACACCAAGGATAATTACTTCCGTCTACTTCGTGTCCGTAAAACCATGTATTATATTTGACGTTATTCGTTCCGTTTTCCTTTGTGCCGTTTTCAGCCTGTGCAATTTTAACTAAATCCTGTCCACTTGCCATATTTAATCACCAAATGCTCCGGCTTTGTCTAAAATAACTAATATGCGAATCATATTCTTTGTCAGTCCCAAATCGTCATCATCAATACCGGACAAATAACCCTTTTTCTTGATTTTTTCAATCGTTGGTGCAGCCCAATCAGGAATACTGTCAACGGTATAACCCTCAAAACCGTTTGCATTATCTATCATCACGCACATTCTGATAATGTCCATAGTCAATCCCAGCTCGTTATCACCTGTGCCGTTCAGATAACCCCTATCCATTAGTTTTTGGATTGTCGGCTTTGCCCACGAGGGCATATTATCGTCCATATAATTATAGATTTTTTCGTTTTCCAATGAATCCAACCGTTTTTCGACTGCGTCCATTCTTGCCGCCAAATCATCTAACTGTGCCATATTTGTATCCTCCGTGTCATTTAACAGCTCTACTTCGCCCAATTCAATCGAATAATCCAAATCGCCAGTTGTGCCAACATCAAAATCTAATTTTTCTATGGCTACAGCCATATTTATGCTGATGTTTGCAAAACCGGTTGATGTAATCACTAAACGAACAGGCAATTTTCGTTTTTGCCACGATTTTAATTTTTCGTAGTATTCTTGACCGTCCATTGACGCATCACGTCTGAACGGATAGTCATGGACAGGAAATGTTCCGTCCCATGAAACACCTCGCAATTCGGTATTTCCTATAATTTTAATCCAGCCATATCCGGCTGATTCAAATGTTTCTGTTGACTGTGAATTTGTCACAGAAAAAGAGGGAGGAGTGACAGGAATATGCACTACCTCCTCGCTGTTATTTACGCTTAGGTAAAAATCTAACATTTTCCCTCACTCCTTTTATAAAATTGCATACTGTCGTTTTATTTCAGGTACAACTATATTTATAAATCGTGCCGCCATTTCTTCTTCATTCGCATTTCCTGCATTAATGGTGACGTTTATATTAATATCATTGTTTCCCTGACTTTTCTTTTGACTGTTTTCAGTGTATGCTTGCAAATTCCGCCAAAATGCCGAAAGTGGAAGTATCGCCTCAGCCCCTGCTTCGCCACCCATTTGAATCTTGCCGTTTGCAAATCCAAATGCAGTTGGACGTGTCATAATACCGCCCTTGGCGTTCCAATCCAATCCGAATTTTGGAATAGGTGTATCAACCCCCATCACCGTAACAGTTCCTGTCTGCACAATCTTTGGTGCTTTCAGCAGGCTTTTTATTTTGTCCCATACAGATGATACAGTATCAGAAATTTTAGTGAACACATTTTTAACTGTGTCAACTGCCGCCGTAATCTTTTCAACAATGCCGTTTTTTATGTTTTCAAAAATAGTCATTACGGTGTTTTTCACATTGCCAAATGCTTCACCGAATTTACTTTTTACGACTTCCATCTTCTCGCCGACTGCATTGATAATCTCGCCGAGCTTACCGCCTGTTAATTGATTAATTGCGTCATAGCCTGTCCTGTAGTATTCCTTGACACCCTCTATTGCCGCAAATGTAGCACCTTTCAGTCCTCCGCCGTGTGCGTCATATGCACTTTTTATGTTGTTCAGTTTTTCCGATACAGCATTTTTTACACCGCCCCATAATTCTGACGTTTTTTCTTTGACTCCGTTCCACATTGTAGACACTTTTTCTTTGACTGCTGATATTCCGTTTTTTATCTTTTCAAATCCGGCTTTTATTCCTTCCCATGCACTTGTAACAATCGCTTTAACTTTTTCCCATAGGTTGATCCAAAAATTTCGGAATCCTTCGGACTTATTCCACAATACAATAAACGCCCCTACCAATGCACCGATAGCCACAATGACAATACCAATCGGATTTGCTGTCATAGCTACATTTAACGCCCATTGTGCGGCTGTTGAAATACCCATAACAACATTTTTAGCCGTTTCAGCTGCATTCCACAACAAAACTGCACCTTTGTATGTGATTATCGCCCCTGCAACTGCTCCTATTACCGGAGATAATGCCTCAATTACCGATATAGCTCCACTGGCTAAATCCATAGCCGTAGATAATGCGTCACAGAATGTTGATATACCTCCCTCACAGAAATCTTTAAGCATTGGTCCAATGTTTGAAAATGTATCAGTTATGGTATTTTTCAGTCCCTCAAACGACCCTTTTAGCTTTCCTACAGAACTTTCACCGATTACATCTGTCATACCGTCAAAAATTGATGGTATTGCATCTAAAACAGCCTTTCCCAATGCAGGTAATTGGCTGATTAAACCGGTAACCAAACTCTTTGTGGCTGAAACAAGGTGTGGAAGTATATCGGATACCATTGACGGAAGTTCTGCTACAATTACAGGAGCCAAACTCTCAATTAACGAACCTACGCCACTTAACGCACCCGTTATTGCCGGTATAACATTCTGCCCGAACGTCTTAGCCGAATCAACCAGTGCATCCAAACTCTGATCAAACATTTCTCCGCCTGTTGTCAAACCGACAAGAGTATTTTCAAACGCCGCTTTCAGTGACCCCCACGATCCGCTTATTGTCGTGCTTGCCTCTTTTGCCGTTGTTCCCGTTATGTCCATTTGCGTTTGGATTGCATGAATAGCCTGTGTAATATCGGCAAATGATGAAATATCATACTTCTGCCCGGTAAGTTTCTGTGCATCGCTAAGCAGTCGTTTCATTTCAGCTTGTGTGCCACCGTAACCTAACTTCAAGTTGTCAAGCATGGTGTAATTTTGCTTTGCAAAACCTTGATAGGCATTTTGAATGTCTGTCATATTCGTGCCCATCTTATTTGCATTATCAGCCATATCCACCAACGCTGAATTTGCATAATCCGCCGCCTTTGCTGTATCGCCCTTTAAACTGGAAATCAGTGATGCCGAAAAATTTGTAACTGTTTCCATATAGCTATTAGCTGACAAACCTGCGGTTTTGTATGCATCATTTGCATATTTCTGTACTGCCGCCGAACTGTCTTTGAACAATGTATCGACACCACCTGTCAGCTGTTCATAATCAGCAAATGAACTGACTGATTTTGCTACCATTGTTCCTACTGCGGTAGCGGCTGCCGTTCCGGCAATAGCTAACCCTTTGCCCAATTTACCAACGGCACTGCCAACAACTTTAGCTTTATCTCCCAATTCAGAAATTTTTTTGCTTGTGTTGTTCAATGTACTACGCAGATTATTGCTTTCATTTTGGGCTTTTTTCATATTTGCAAAGAAGTTTCCGGCTTTCAACGACAGTGTTGCTCCTATGTTTCTACCTTTTGCCACATCAACCGCCTCCTGTCATTGCTTTTATCTTTTCAGCTTCTTCTTCGTATGCTTTTATCATACTGGCTCGTAAAAATGCCTTTTCATTTCCCGTAGCCCCGGCAATTCTATCCCAATCAAAACCACGTTGGACGTAGTAATGTATTAATTCAAAATCACCGTTGCGTTCAATTAGTTTTTTAGTTCTTCAACCGCCTTAACGCTATCATCAACATAACCTGCAAAACTTAATGCAGCCTTTGAAATATTCACTACCTCGCCCGGTTCAAATATTTTGTCAAGAATATCTAATGGTTCTTGGCAGCCATATGCCTGTTGCAGTTGTTTGTTTTTCAGTGGCGGTTCTGTCACACATTCATACACCAGATATGCATCCGATTCGCCTGAATACGCATCCATATTCATTGCGTCATTTACTTGATTTCTTGTTGGTTTTGTTATTGTGATTGTGCCGTCAAGGCTTTCAACGTACAATTCCTTTGTTTTATTTTTGTTCTTTGCTTCCTTTACTTGCTCTGAACGTCTTATCATTTCGTCCAACGTCAATCTTGTATGTTTTTCTTGTCCTGTCATTTTTATATCCTCCTAAAATGTTTAATCCTGTTCTATCGGTTCAATGCTTGCAAGGAATTTCAATCCTGTAAAACCGCCTTTGTATTCTTCTTCAACTACCTTACCGTTTTCACCGCCGGTTAGTGGTACACTCTCAACCCAACAATTAGTCAGTTGGATTTTTTCATATCCGCCACCATATGCGTCTGGGTCTTTTAGTTGACTAATCAGTGTAGAACGTGGGTCTTTTCCTTGCATAAACGCTTCCGCAAAACTCTTGCCTCGTGAAAATACCTTTCGCACTTTCATTGTGAACGTACCCGATACACTCATCAACTTGCTATCCTTGATCATATCACCCGCAAATGTGACATCTTCACGGTCAGTATCCAGTGTTGCTTCAAAACTTGAAATTTCATAAATGACCGAATCGTCCCACCATACCTTGCCGTGTGTACCGGAAATAATGTTAGGTGCTGAAATTTTTCTACTCATATATGTCTACCTCCTCGATTACATGTTTACAACGAATTTCAAATCTTCCGCTGCGTTTTGCATTTGAATATGTGCCGCCATAAACATAAATGTGCCTGTATTGGCTTGTTTGATTGCAACATCACTCATATTTGCAACGTCAACACTCTTGCTCGCCAAATACTCTCTTTGTGCGTCTATGTCGATTTCTGCATAATGTTCGTAACCGTCATATAGCACACCTTCCTTTGTCAGTGTTTCAAAATATTGATTCACTGCGGCGATAAACAGTTCTTTGTTTTCAATACTGTTACTTCTGCCGATATAGTTTTCTTTGAATGTTGTTCTAATGTCTTCTGCAATCAGATCCATTCCTTCAACTATCTTGATTGACTTCATATCCTCTGTCTGATTTGTTCCAACCGTTGTCAATGAATTCACACCTCGTGCAATTTCGACCTGCTCACCATCGTTGATTAAAATTAGCTTTCCGGCATCAACATCCGCATCGGGGGTTAAACTCTCTGTAATACTGTTGATTTCTGAAATGACTTTGCCTGTTACACTCTCATTCAGTGCAGTTCCGGCAATAATACTGGCAATATATACGCAAAATTCAGCGGTCGTATAGGTCTTACTGCCGATTTTTATATCATCGGTATCAAAATTTATAATACCGATGTTATTTGATACAGAATGCGGTAATACTGCCTTAAACGGTTTCTTTGCCGTTCGCTGTGCAATAATCCAATCTGCCACAGTCTTAACTTCACCGTCCTGTAATGACGGAACGGCAAGATAATTCCACTTCTTATTCGCCAAACGCTTCAATGCATCATCAAGACTTCCTTCTGCGGCAATTCTTTCGATAATCACTTTTTTGGGTGAACCTTTAAACGCCATATTTATGTAATTTAGATTGTCTGATGTCCAATGGCTCTTAACCACTTCCGTCTCATTGTTGTAAACGTATGTGGTATCTTCCTTGGTTTCATCCTTCAAAATCAGTGCAACTGTACCGTTTGCACTGCGTTTTACAGCGGTTTGTGCCGCTGCTTTAAATTCTACATTTATTGTTGATAATCCCATATTATATACCTCTCATTTCTATGGTTTCTGCATTGTCATAATCGTCACATTCATCAATGGACTGTGTTATAGGAACGTCATACATCACAGTTAAACGTTCTTCTTCGATTGTCATATCCATTGTTTCCATAGTTAAATGCCTGTCCTGTACATCAATCGTACTGTACATCAATGTTTCGCGAATTTTTTCCGCCGCCTCTGCACATTCTTGTGCAGTTTCAGTTTTTGGAATATACTTGATGGTTACACTGTAAACGTCATCCTCCAAAAATCCTCCGGATTTTGTAATTGATGATGGGTATACATAGATGAACACTGCCGGCTTAGGATAGCCTTCTTGAATTTCTGATGATATAACATTAAATTCTGCATTTCGTAGTTTGTCCGCTATAAATCTGCGTATATCCTGTGATTTAATCATTGTTAAATTCCTCCACTAATTTATCTAACATTTTATTTGCATCTCGGTCAAAACGTGATTGTGCCTCTTGTATTGCATTGCTTAACATATGCTTACCTTCAACACGTCCGTGCGATTTAATTCCTCTGGCGAAGCGTTGTACTCGGTTTAGTTTTTGTCCTTTTTCTCTTGTTCTGCCTCCCGACACCTGTTCGTGACCTAATTCAACCAAATGTCCGTGAGGTGCTCTCGTTTGAATTCTGACAACTCTGACTGTTCCACCCTTGTACAGTTTAACTTTTTTTAATCTCCACGAATTGCGGAGTTTTTTTGTCTTTACCGGCGTAAGCGATTTTGTCTTTCTATTGACTGCTTGTCCCTGTGCCATTAAAACTGCATCTGCCTTGTCCGGATAGTTTTTTTCAAAACGTTTGAACGATTTTTCCAATTCATCAAAACCGAATACATCTTTATTCTGTCTTGCCATATCTGTCCACCTCTGAACATACGATTTTTAATTCCCTGTGACTCTCATTTATATCCAATACGGATACTATGTCAAATACCTTTGCACCGTACAGAATTTTCATATTACTTTCAATGCCGTTAAAATAACGTGTTACCACGTTGTATGTTGTTTCTGCTCGAATTTTCTGTGATTCGTCATATTCTCTGCCTGTCGCAGGCGAAACATATGCACGAACACCGTAATTGGCAAACACATTATTTAAACCGCTTAAAACTCCGCTTTTAAAACGGATTTCGCCGTCTTGCGTAGAATATACATCATCACTTGCAGCCTTTGTCACCGGGTGGAACGGAAACCACCCGATAACTTGTTCTAACTGTTCGTTTATTTCTGATGTTGACGGCTTTAAAAATACAACTTTGTGCCTTAGCTTTGCAAAATCCATTATTTTTTCACCTCATCATCAGTATCTTGTGGTGTTTCCAACTGTAACTGCATTAGCATAGTTGAAACATTCTGACTATACTTTGCCTGCCCATATGGACTACGGTTTTCGTAATAGTCGCCCACCAACATCAGCATTACGGTATGTGCTTTGGGATTGTCCAGATCTACCTGCCTACCACATGCTGATTTGACGTATTCTTCCGCCGTTGATATGTATATTTCCAACAATGTATCATCATCGGATGTATCTAATCGCAGAAAATTCTTTACTTCGTCTAATGTTAGGGACATTCTTCACCCCTCCCATTCATTACGCAGCTGCTTTTGTCGTTACAGCCTTGCTTCCTGCTGCCGTTATTGTTCCGTAGATGTATGTAGAACTATCTGCCTGAATGACGTCATAGCTTTCGATCACACGCATAGTTGTCATATTTGCACCGAATTGATATTCAGTTGATACTGCAAACTGATAACCTTTCCTATCAATGAAATAACAACCGGCTTTAAGATTTCCGTAGAAAATCGGTGCTTGTCCTGCTTTGGTGTTTGGCAGTTGTGCATCTGGGAACACAATTACAGGTAGTCCTTGGAACAACTTTTGTGTCGGTGTTACATAGTCTTCCTTTAAAATTGGTCTGCCGACTGCGTCCTTTTCACTGTCCATAATGTCAAATCCTGTTTGGTTTGTGACAATAACTGCACCGATTCGGGCGGATGGGTCCAAATCTTTGTTGATTGATGATTTCAATTCATCTAATCCCTTTATTGCCTTTGCCGTTTTACCGTTTTGCAATGCTGTGAAAATGTCTGTATTTTCACTGATGATTGAATTTTTAACAAACCAGTTATTTAGGTATGATGTCAAACCAGCCTTTTCCGATTCCAATAGTATATTTGAAATAGGGAAAACCTTACCTTTGTGTGTAACTTGGAATTTTTTCTGTTCAAATGATGGTTTAGTGCCTTCTGTGATTGTATCGCCATCTTCAAAATCTGCCAAACCTGTCGGAACGCCCTTTTCAAATACAAAACTACCTGTCAATGATGATGTCGGTACTACTGTTACCAAATCTTTTGCTGACATATATGTCTTTCTTAATTCTCTGATTGTTGTATCAACATCTTCAGGAATTAGATAATTCTCACCGTCTGTACCGTTCGTGCCTGTAACCAATGCATTTTCCGCTTCGGTCAATTTTTTTCTTAGTGCAATCTTTGCCATAACAGAAAAACCGTTTGCTGTTGTTTTGTTCTTTGGTTCTTCTGGTACGTTGTCCCTTTCCATTTCAAATAATGCTTTTTCATTTTCGTATGATGTTTGCAAATCCTTGATTTCGTCAATTAGTTGCTTTGCCTCAGCAAACTTACCTTCATTTTGAAAATTTCTTGCTTGTAGATTTTTCTCTTTTATTTTTGCTAATAACTCACGCATCTTCTTGTTCATTTTCTATTGCTCCTTCCATAAATACGAAATTGTCTAACATATCCAATTCGTTACTGTTTTTTTCTTTCTGTTCTTTCTGTTCTTCCTCGTCCGGATCTTCTTCCTCATCATCTTCATCCGTCTTTTTTGGTTTCGGATCTTCTTCCTCGTCCGGATCTTCTTCCTCATCATCTTCGTCATCATTTTTGACAACGACATTTTTAGGAATATTGTTGTAGGTTATAGACGAAATACACGCTGCCACATCTATGTTTTCATCTTCCTGTATTCGTGGGAATAATTCCGCCGCATCCTTTGCCGACAACCACGTTTCATCAGACATTTTCTGTTTGATGTCATCTTCGGTGATATTTTCAGCGACATTTTCCATGTATGTATCAACAATCGTTTGTTCGATGTTTTCCAATCTGTCCGCTGTTTCACGCAAATCGTTGGCATTTCCCATTGCATACGTCCACGCTTTGTGGATCATCAAATAGGAATTTGCCGGCATAATGATTTCATCACCTGCCATAACAATGACAGACGCAATAGACGCTGCCAAACCGTCAACATACACTGTTTTATGTGCCTTATGCCGTTTCAGCATATTATAAATAGCATTACCGGCAAATACATCACCGCCATTACTATTTACATAGATATTCAGCTGACTGACATTTTCACATTCTTTCAACAGTGTGGCTACGTCAGATGGGCATTTATCATCATTTCCCCACCATTTATCCCCATCATTTCCGACTATATCGCCGTAAAAATAAATATCGGCTGAATCATCGGTCTGATTTCGGATATAACAGTTAAAACTATTCTGTTTCTTATTTCTGTGTCTTGACATTTTTCTGATTTCCTCCTTCCATAGCAACTTTTAACGGTATCATATTGCCGTTAATTAGGTATGCATTACCGCCTTCGTCTTCGGAAATATGTGGCATATCTTCCTTACTGCGTATATCATTAGCGGATAACCAGCCGTTTTGTCTGGCTTTCGCATAACCTTCCATTCTTTGTGAAAATGTCGCTCGTAGCACGACATCAACATTGAATTTGAAAAAATATCCTTGTTGAAGTTCTTCCGATGTTAGCAGTTTACTTGCCAATTCTTCTTCCAAACCCTTTAGAATAACCAACATTGTGTCGGTCAAAAATGCTTGTTGCTGTGCTTCACTGTTTGCATAGCTTGATTTCTCATAATCATTTAATTGATTTGGTTTTATACCGAATGCTCCGGCAATCTGTAATGCCGTATATTTTTTCAATTCCAAGAACTGTGCGTCTGTCAATTTCAAATTTAACGGATTTAACTTCATTCCGGCAGGAATCGGAATAAACGTTAATGCACTGTTCGCCGATGTTGCCGTTTCAATAGTGCTGATTAATTTTTTTCGTAATTCCTCGTTCAAATCTGCTGTATATTCAACAGCGACTTTACCTGTCAAACCTGTTTCATATAAATTCTTGATAAATTTTTGACTGTCCATTGCTCCGTCAATCGTCAATGCCAGCACGTCCTTAACCGCCAATCCCATAATGCCGTCAAACGTCATATATGTTTTAAAATGCAATATTTCATCAGTGCTGAATTTATATACCTTTCCGGTTACCGGTTCTGAATATATATACCAAACTCCGCCGTTATCATCTATTAACTTCGCATTGTCATCATAGACAGTCATATATCGGTTATCCAATATTAACAACTCAGGCTCTTTGTTCCGTGCGATATATACATAACAATTTCCGTAATGATACATCACCGTTACAACTGTTGCCCAAAACGTTGTTGCAGTCATATTCTTATTCGGTCGTACTTTCAGCACATTGTATAATGCTGAATTTTTTGCCTTGCTGACACCTTTCGGTGTTTCCTGATACATCTTTAACGGCAACTTTGCAACCGCCTCAGACAACGTTTTTAGACAGGTGAAATATGTCACTTCCGACAGTTTACTGTTCCGTATACTGCCGTACTGCGTCCAAAATCGTTCATCTAACAATGATATTGTCGTTGTATCATGCGTCAGTGCATAAAATGCCGATTTTATTCTGTTAAAAAATTTCATTATATCTGACCTCTCAACATTTCTTCATATTCTGCCAGTTGTGCCGCTGCTATTGCGTTGACATCAACATAATTCAATTCATGTGTATATGCTCTGGTGTGTGCTATTATCAGTGCCATTGCAGGATCAATCTTATTGATACTTTTCGCCTTATTCGGTCTAACATTACCGTTTTCATCAAATGTAACTACTGTATTTCCAACCGCCCACTTCAATATCGGATCATCAAAGTGTATTAATTTGCGTTCCTCAATCGTTATCCCCAATTCTTTGGTCGGCTCTGATAATGTTTTAAATCCCTGTCGGACCTCAACAACTTTCATACCCTCGTCAATTAGGTGCGATTCCAACTGCGTTGCGTTCCACGGGTCCAAGCAGACTTCCAAAATGTCATACTTATCACGCATTCGCAGGATATAATCTTCGATATAGTCAAAATCAACAGCATTACCGGGTGTTGCCGTTATATATCCCATATCAATATACCGTTGATAATCAATGTGATGTTTCTGTGAATTATCGAAAATCTTGTCTTCCGGTATAAAACTGTGGTGCAAAACTGCAAAATACCTGTCACTCAAAGGAAATTCAAAAACGACACTTGCCAAGTCGTTACGGACCGCCAAATCGCCTGCGGCATAACACTTTTTACCGATTAAATCTTCTTTGGTGATTTTCAAAGTCGGTGGTTTATTGTACTGCTCCATATTTGCCCATGAAGCGGTATCAGTAACCCACATATTCAGTTTTTTACACTTGAACTCATTCAATTTTGACGGAATATTTTTAGATGCAGTATAAACACTTTCCATATCTTTTAGGTTGACACTGACATTCATATTCGGATTGGCTTTTATCCAATTCTGCGGATCTGTCCAATCGTCATTTTCGTCCAATTCTGCTATGTAAATGAAAATATCTTCATTCTCAACCGTTTCATTCAAAATATTTTTGTAATAGTCATATAATTCCTTACAAAAACAGTTTGGATTTCTGCCTGCGGTCGTTCCTGTTCCGATTAATGGCTGTGTTCTTGCACCTGTCGCACTGTCCAAAATATTGTACACATCACCTGTTTTGTGTGCGTGCAACTCATCAATCAATCCCAAATGCACATTTAAACCATCCAAAGTTTCACTGTCTGACGACAACGGCTCAAATTTTGATAATTGTGCGTCAAAAGTGATGTTGTTCCGATACGTTGTCAGTATAGTTCGTAGTTCCGGTGACTTCCCAATCATATTCTTAGCCTCGTCAAATATAATTCGTGCTTGGTCTTTTTTGGTTGCTGCCGAATAAATTTCAGCACCGTTTTCACCGTCACAAACAATAACATATAGTCCGATGAACGCCATTAACGTAGATTTTCCGTTTTTTCGTGCCACCTGAATGTAAAAATATCTGAATCGGCGTGTATCATCATCTTTACGCTTCCACCCGAATATAGAACCTACAACAAATCTCTGCCAATCTTCTAATATCAGTGGCTTGCCTGCCCACTTTCCTTTGCTGTGTCGGCAGTAATTTTCAGCGAATGCAAAACAATATTCCGCTTGCTCTGCATCAAAGTAGTACGGATAATCTTTTCTCTTAGATTTTTTTAAATCTTTCAGATGTCGCTTGCACGCTTTTTTTACCGAATCACCTGCAATAATCTTGCCGGCTACGACTTTTTTCGCATATGATGTTACCGAATCCATAGTTTACGCACTCCTGTTCTTCTTGCTGATGAATTCCATAATACTTGCTTTTTTGTCCTCGGTTTCTACTGGGTTTGTCATTCCGGCTCTTGATGACGGTGTCAATCCAAATTCTTTGGCAAACGTCAGCATTTGTTTTTTTGCAGTGTTTGAAATGCTGATTTCAGGTATTTGTTGCTCATATCCTTTGTCGGTGGCAAACGTCAGCGGTGCAGGAGAATTTTTGTCCGGTTGTTTTGCCTGTATCGCCTTTTCAGCTAATACCCACTGTGCATATGAATCGCAGTATGCGGCAAATGTTCCTACATCTGCATCCGTCAGCATTCCGGCATTGAATACAATCGGTGCTAATCGTTTCCACTCTTTTTTTGCAATTTTATTTAGGAACACCGGCGGTGACGGAACTTTTTCCGGTTTTGAAAATTGCAATCTGTTTTCAGTTTTTCTATGTCCGGGATTGCCGTGTAGTTCCTCCAGCTCTGCCGGTTTTTTCGTTGGTCCTCTTGCTCCCATTTTTGGTTTAACCCCCTCTCGAAAACTTGCGTGTGCGTAAAAAAGACTTGGGCGACGGTCTACCGCATATTCGCAAAAACAATTTTGATACCCCCTCCCGTGAAAAAAAATCTTCACGAAAGAAAAAATTTTTTAATATTATCTACCAAAACCGCCGTCTTCTGTCGCTGTCTTACGGTCATGGCATTGCTTGCACAGTGGTTGCCAGTTGTTCCTGTCCCAGAACAGCTGTTGATTTCCCTTGTGCGGTGTGATGTGGTCTACAACTGTGGCTTTCTCGTATCTTCCCTGTTGCAGACAGCGAATACAAAACGGATGTGACAATAGATATGTCTTGCTTGCTTTTCGCCAACGTCCGTTATATCCTCGCTTGCTCGCCGATTCCCTGTGGTCGTCATATTGTCGTTTCAAATGTTGATGTAATTCACAATATGTGTCGTGTGTCAGTCGGTGACATCCGCATTTGTTACATACGTGTAGTGCAGCCTGTGCCATTGTCATTCGTCCTTTCGGTCTATTATACATAACCTGTTATTGTGTATAATTGAAACAGTTCAGTTCCTACTAATAAATGCACACAAAAAACTGGGATTTCATTATACGTTGAGCATTTATGTATAACAAAGTTAGATTTTAAAGTTTTTCATAGCAGTTAATACACTGTCTTTTGTAACGCCAATATACCGCAAAGTATCACTGGCATTACGGTGATTAAACCATATTTGCAGTGTAACTATATCGTGTGTTTGTCTGTAATAGTGGTAGCCACACGTCTTCCGTAATGTGTGTGTGCCGACTTTGTATCTGATACCTACATGGTCCGCTGCTTCACGCAAAATCTTGTACGCCATGTCACGTGTTATCGGTTTGTATTCATTGTTTGGATTTGGTATCAATGCTTCTTCCGGTGTACGGTGTTCGCAGTAGGTTTTATATTCTCTCAACAGCTCATCGTTATATGCAACCGTGATTTCCTTTCCGGTCTTGCTCTGCCGGAACGTTGCAGTAGTACGCCCCTTAACGTCACCTACTGTCATTTTCAAAATTTCATTAATACGCAATCCTAATGAAATACCTGTAATGAACATAATGTAATATTTAATATCTTTTTGACGCAGATATTTTTTGATTGCGTATACATCACGTTTATCACGAATTGGTTCAACCGTATTCATACAATCACCCTTCGTATTCTCTTAGCCACCTACGCAGATCTCTTTCAAACATTCTACGTTTGTGACGACATTCACGCCATTTGCTGTTTCGTCTGTTCCATTCAGTGCAGAATTTTCTGCGTTTATATTCAAACTTCTTTTTTCGTAGATATATTTTTATTCTTTCAAACATAGTTTTATCCTTTCTACCGTTTATATATTGCTTACATCAATCTTGCCACTCATTAGCTCTGGCAATAGTGCGTCCCGAAGTTCTGCTAAGTATCTGTTTTCTTCAAGATTTAGATAATATATGTGTTGTTTCCAAGTATTAAATATCATCATAAGAATACTTGAAATGTTTTCTTTGTTGTTGTTTGCAAATATTATTTCATTTTTGTTCTTAGTTGTTTTGAAATAATCGTTTTTAACAATCTTTTCGCCACATATTTTTTCTGTCAATTTTGAAAAATCATTATTTGTACTGTTGTCCTGCTTAAACAGCTCAATGTCAAATCCTAAAGACTTGGCGATTGTTTCATTGATGGTTAGCTTGCAGTTGTTTTTTTCAGTTACAATTCTGTTAATATCCGCAACTATTTCGTTGTACGGTCTATGTGCATTTTCTATATTTTCAAATTCTATGTATCGGCTCGGTGTCAATACATAATCATTTTTTTTGATTTCTTCAATGCTTACTGCCTTGCAGTAACCCGCAATGTTTCCGTACTGTTCAATCTGTATCAATACATCTTGTATCTGACTTTCGGATATAACCTTGACTTCTTTTGCGTATGTCCTGTTAGTGTGACTTTTGCCGCCAAACTGCCCATTTTGCATTCGCTGTTCTGTTTCATACCTCTGTCGTAGGTCAATCATTTCTACTGTCGAATGCTGTTTATTTTTATTAAATGTTATAATGCACGTTGGTATTGACGTAACTTCAAACATTTTATCCGGACATACAATTATACTTTCTATGAAATTCATTTCAACTAAATACTGTCTTATTTGCTTTTCCTTTTGATTGTCAGTGCTTAACACGCCATTCGGCAATATAAAACTTGCCTTGCCATTAATTTCATCTAACGCAGTCAATATAAACGCATAATTCGCATTACTTTCCGGCGGTACTTCGCACTGTGAAAATCTATTCTGTAATTGTGCAAATACCGGCTGTTCCCATTTCATATTGTACGGCGGATTTGATATACAACAATCAGCTTTAAATTCACTCTTATCTACTTCTTTAACCGTTGCAAATCTATCACCCTTTTGCGTCCTGTATGTTTTGAAATTTTCATCTGACAATACATCACAATGGATAACTTCGGCGTCAATATTTCTAATTGCCAAATTAAACAACAAAAACGGAATAACACGACTATCATATTCTTTGCATATAAATTTTAAATCGTTATTCTCGTTCCATTTTTGGATTGTCAATGCTCCACTTCCCGCACACAAATCTAAACAAATTTTTTCATCTTTGGTTTTTGATAACTCTGCAACCGCTACCGCAAGGCTTTTCGGTGTGTAGTCTTGCATTTTTTCCTTGCGGTCGGCAAAATAATATTGAAATATCATTTGCATATAATCTATTGTTAAATCAGGACATATTAAAATCCAATCTTCACATAGCTTTCGACAATTTTCGGCATTTAACAATGTTGATTTTAATTCATCAACAACATCTTCAATTTTTTCTATGCTGAAAACGTCCTTGAATTTTTCAACTAATTGCAATAGCTCCATAATTATGTCCCTTTCTTTATCCAAAAATAAAAAACAGAATGTATATGCATTAACATATACATTCCGTATAATCAGCATAAACATGGTACGCTGAATACTTCAAGCGTGTCTATGCCTATCTTAATATCTCTATTCCCCTCTTTTACTTTGAGATATTTTTTCCCACTGCCTCACGGCAGTTCACCCTTCGATTCATATACTACCACAGGATCAATGTTACATTCTATTACATAATGACGATTTTATGGATTTTTATAAAATTCCGCATACAAAAAAAGCCGGAATAAAATCCGGCTTAATCTTTTTCTAAAACTCTTTTGATTGCAGACAGTGCCTTGGGATGAAGAATATGTACAACGTGTTTGTATGAATAGTTTAGCTGTTCTGCAATCTTTTCCCACGTTAAATTTTGAATATACCTCTTAATCAACAGTCTTCGGAGTGTAGCACTTTCGACTTGATTCACAGTTTGAAGAATTTCATTTTTTATTTTGTACAATTCGCCAATTCTGTTTTTGATGTTTTGTTCATAAACTGCTACATTTATTTCGTCCAAAAATACAACCGGATTAACCGCCTGCAAATCAGCAATTTCTTCTTCAATCTCAATTCCTCTCTGTAACCATTCTTTTGTCGTCATGCTTTCACTCCCCCGTTTCGCTTATTGCTTATTCTTCGTCAAGGCGTTGTTGGTATTCAACGAAATACCATATCAATTCATCTCTGAATACTTCGATGGCTTCCTCCGCTTTTTCTCTTGTAGTGAAATATATCACATTATGCAATCGGATACAATGAAAATAGTCTACATACAATTTTTCAAGACCATAACCGTATATGATACACCACTTGTTTTTGCCGTTATCTTTCCAATCTTCTACCGAAATAGACTTGTCGTTTAACGCCTGCCATTGTCTTAGTTGACGGAGTAATCTGTCTGCACGAGCGTTGTTCTCGGCAATCATCTTGTCGCTATAATAGTTAGCGTTATTGTAATATTCTTGGTCCACCATATCTTTTTTGTCTATATCATTATCCGTGTCGTCTGACGAATAATTATAAAAATACGTGCTACCCTTTTCAACCCTCTCATATCCTGTTTTAGGTTTATCCTCAACCAGTCCCAACTCTTTCAGCTGCTCAAATAATCCCATTTTTTTTAGCTGTTCCTCGCTGATTTC